TCTCCTAAATACTAAGGTGCAGATATGATTAAAGGCTTACTAGATACTAAAACTACAATCCCATCTGCAGCTAAGATTGCAGCCAATACAGAGAATGCAATCAAGAACTTCGCATTAGCACCACAAAACCCATCATTGCCTAACACAGCCTACTGGAAAAAGATGGCTGATATGTGGCGCATCACACCAGCTCAAGCAGAACGCAGACGTTGCGGTAACTGCGAATACTACGAGAACACACCAGATATGCTTGAAGCGATGGAAGCTATTCCATTGAACAAGTACGATCTATATGACGGCCAAGCACAGCGTGGCTATTGTCACAAGCTAGACTTTATCTGCCATAACTCTCGTGTCTGCAGCGTGTGGGAAGAGAAAGAATACGAACAACCTGAGATGGAGAGCGAAGATGCGTAACATGGACAAAGTAGCTGAGAAGATCGGCAAAGTAATGGGCGAGTATAAAGACAAAGGCTTGCATTCTGGCAAGGGCGGTAAGATTGTAAAGAACCGTAAGCAAGCGATTGCGATTGCATTGTCTGAAGCTGGCGTAGCTAAGAAAGGCAAAAAATAATGCGTGACTTAACTAAAGTAGCAGAAAAGATTGACAAGCTTTGGGCTGGTGGCAAGTTCCATCCAGTTAAACCTACTAAGCAAGCTCCAAGCACAGACCAAGCTATTGATAAAGCAATGGCACAATTCCAAAAGAAAAAATAATGGCTGGTTTGCTAGACCAAAATATGTTTGCACAGATGTCAATGCTAGACAAGCTCAAAGCGCTTGGATCTGGCGCTGTTAGTTCTGCATCATTGTTATGGAATAACCCATCTGCATATCTTGAGCATGGCGCTTATCCAGAGCAATTAAAGAATCAATTATCTGCATACAAAGATTTAGGTACAACTAGAATTAACAGAAGTCCATTAGACGTAGCTATTAATTATGGTGGCGGTTATCAGTTTGGAACTATTCCAGATATGACTGTACAAGATGCTGATAAGATGGCTAAGGCATGGCAGCTAATGGATTACATGAAAGCATCAAATCCAAAGAGTGAGATGGATGCATGGAAAGATTACCAAGAAAATATGGCTGGCGTTAAGGCTGCAATACAAGCAAGAGGCGCTGGAAAGAATTTAACTAAAGAAGAAATTGCTAGAGCTTCAGCAAATTACGGAAGACTTTATAAATAACACAAGGATCACCAACCCATATGGGAGTGAGCAAAAATGAGTATCACAGCAAAACTTAATCCACGACACCAACAACTAATTCGTGACAAAATAAATGCGGCACTATTAATTGATAAGCTTCAAGATTGTGCTTTAAATGGACTAGAGCTAACATCGCAACAGATGAAGGCCATTGAGATACTACTCAAGAAGTCTGTGCCAGATTTACAGTCAGTTGAGATGACTGGCAATGCAGAAGCTCCAATGATTATGAAAGTAATTACAGGCGTACCTAATGACTGATGAAGTTTTAGAGTACGAAGAGGTAGATGCAGCAAATCCACCAGATCTAGGATACAGACCTAGACCGCCTCAACTTGATATACATCACGCAGTAAACAGGAATCGTTTTACTGTCGTTGTTGCACATAGGCGTATGGGTAAAACTGTATCAGCTATCCTACACCTAATTAACGCTGCACTAAATAACGAACAAAAAGATCCACGTTACGCATATATTGCGCCAACGTATGCACAGGCCAAGCGAGTTGCATTCGATTATCTAGTTGAGTACACAAGGCCACTAGGTGCAAAAGTAAACATTGCAGAGTTACGAGTAGATTTCTTAGGTAGACGTATTAGCTTATACGGTTCTGAGAATGGCGATTCTCTTCGTGGTCAATACTTTGATGGCGTAGTGCTAGATGAGATTGGTGACCAGAACCCTAAGATTTGGAACGAGATTATCCGACCTGCTTTAGCTGATCGCAGAGGCTGGTGTTTATTTATTGGTACGCCAAAGGGCAACAACCACTTTGCAGACTTCAAAGAACGAGCGCAGAAGACAGATGGCTGGCAGTTCTTAGAGTTTAAGGCAAGTGAAACAGGTATCCTAGACCATCAAGAGTTGGCTGCAGCTAAAGCCGAGATGGGCGAAGACAAGTACAGACAAGAATTTGAATGCTCCTTTGATGCACCAGTAGAAGGCGCTTACTATGGCCAGTTACTGAATGAAGCAGATGAGCAGAATCGTGTTACGACAATTCCTAAAGACAACCTTGCTCGCATTGTTTGCTCTTGGGATTTGGGTGTTAGCGATAGCACTTGTATCTGGGTAGCACAGATTGTCGGTAAAGAAGTACAATTAATCGATGCCACAGAGAATCATGGTGTTGGCTTAGATTACTATGTTAGCTGGCTGCGTGAACGTGGCTACGACAAGGGGCAGCAGATCCTTCCGCATGACGTTCGTGTGAGAGAGATGAGTAGCGGGAAGAGTCGACAAGAGGTGCTGATGGAGGCAGGGCTAGATGTTACAATAGCGCCAAGCCTATCAGTTGCTGATGGCATTCAGGCGGTAAGACGTTTATTGCCTCGCTGCTGGTTCGATGCTGAAGGCACAAAGCAAGGTCTATCTGCACTACGAAACTATCGCAGGGTGTTCGATGAAAAGCGTAACGTATTCTTTGATACTCCATTACACGACTGGGCTTCGCATTATGCTGACTCTTTTCGTTATATGGCTATTGGATTGAATGAGGTTGACTCCGACTGGGGTAAACCAATTAATGTAAATAATAAATGGGTGGTGTAATGGCTAAACTTTCAGAAGAAGAGATTTTAAATAAGTGTCAGCTTGAGATTGATAATGCCATTGGCTATCTCGAAACTGAAACGGTTGCTGCTAGAGCTGAGGCGATGGAGTATTACCTCCGCAAGCCATACGGCAATGAGGTCGATGGTCGATCTGCAGTCGTAACTGGTGAGGTTGCTGAGGCAATTGATGGCGCTTTGCCACAACTAATCCGTGTATTTACTAGCAACGAAGATGCTGTGCAGTTTGAACCAGTCCGTGATGGTGATGAACCATTGGCTGAACAAGCTTCAGACATGGCTAACTGGGTATTCTATAAAGACAACGATGGCTTCTTGATCCTGCATAACTGGTTCAAGGATGCGTTACTCCAAAAGGTAGGTATTGTTAAGGCTTACTGGAGCGAAAAGAAAGACATCACCAAAGAGAAGTACAAAGGCTTGACAGATGATGAGCTAACCATGCTATTGATGGATGGCGAGTTTGAGGTTGTAGCACAGCAAACAGACACAACTATCGGTGCAGATGGCATTTCATACAGCACACATAACATCACAATCCAACGCTCTGATGATAACAGCCGAGTTGTTATTGAAAACGTACCGCCAGAAGAGTTTTTAATCTCTAAAGATGCTAGAACTATTGCTGATTCACCGTTCGTGGCACATCGTAGAATGGTTGATCGTGGTGACTTGGTAGCAATGGGCTTCAGCAAAGAGGTTGTTGAGCGTATTCCTGCTGGTGACCGCCTAGAATACAGCCCAGAACGCTTGGCACGTTATGATCGTGACGAGTTACCTGACTATGCAATCACTAATGACGTAGAAGTTTTTGAGTGCTACATCAAGATTGACACAGATGGCGATGGCATTCCAGAGATGCGTAAGGTTATGTTCGCTGGCAACGAGATTTTATCGAATGAAGAGTGCGATTATGTGCCTTTCCATTCAATTTGCCCTATCCCGATCCCACATTTATTCTTTGGTCAGTCATTGGCCGACAGAACAATGGATATTCAGATCGAAAAATCCACAATTTTACGTCAGATGCTAGACAATCTGTACTTAACTAACAATTATCGTGTTGGTGCAGTCGAAGGACAGGTAAATCTTGACGATTTATTGACATCTACAGCAGGTGGCGTGGTTCGTATGAAGAACCCTAACGCAATCGTACCATTAACCGTACAATCTACTGCTAGTCAGTCATTCCCTATGATGGAATACTTAGATGCATCAATGGCCAAGCGTACAGGCGTGTCTGATATGCAGCAAGGTCTAGATCCTAACGTACTTCAGAACGTATCTGCGACTGCTGTTGCAGCAATGACTACACAATCAGCAGGAAAGCTTGAGCTAATAGCCCGTATCTTTGCAGAAACAGGCGTGAAGAGCTTATTTAAGGGAATCCTACAGTTATTATGCAAGTACCAAAATCAACCTCGTACGGTGCGAATGCGTGGCCAATGGGTAAACTACGATCCTCGTGAGTGGTCTAATCAATATGATGTAACAATTAACGTAGGCTTGGGTAACGGTAACCGTCAAGAGCAGATTGCTATGCTACAGATGATTCTTGCAAAACAAGAAGAGATCATTGGCAAGTATGGCGCTAATAACCCATTAGTAACTGTGACACAGTACCGTAAGACACTAGGCCGCATGATTGAGATGGCTGGCTTCAAAGATACAACAGCGTTTATCAATGAGATTACGCCAGAAGTTGAGCAACAAATTGCACAGCAAGCTTCACAAGCGCCAACAGATCCTACAAGCGAGGCTGCTAAGATGTATGCCGAAGTTGAGAAGGCTAAGGCAGAACTTAAAGCACAATCTGATGCAGCTAAAAACGACCTTGACCGTCAGAAGATGGAACTTGACAATGCTCGTAAGCAATTAGAGTTAGAGCAAAAATCTGCTAAGGACAATGCAGAGCTTGCACTAAAAGAGCTTAAATTGCAGCTTGAAGCTCAGGCAATGGACAAAGAAACGCAAACAAATCAAATGGATGCCGTCATGAAGGCAATTAAACAATTGCATGATATGTCGAAAACTGGTATAAACCAATAAGCTAAGGAATTAATTATGGTAATGTTCAATCAACAATATCAGCCACCAGCAAATACTGTGTATTGGGATGCAGATGCAAATCAATATTACACATTAAATTCTTCTGCTAGTGATTCTAACTGGGGTGCTGCTGGTGGACTTTTTAATCCAATGCTTAGAGGTTTAGGCATGGGTAATCTTGCTAAAGATAGAAACTATTTAGGCGCTGTTCTTGGCGGTGTAAATAATAAGTCTATGGTTGAAGAGATGATGGCAAACAGAAAGCCATATCAGTACAATACTCCTTCTTTAGCAAGTTTATTCCCAAGTATGCAAGGCGCAATGCAACCAGCAGTAATGCCAAAAGGTAATGCAGGTGCTGGCAGATTTATGAATGGATTACTAGGCGCTATGCCTACACCAGTTTCAACAACGACAACACAAGCTCCATCATCTAGTGGGGCAGGGCGATACTTATAAATGACTAAATCTGATTGGGCAAACAATCTCATCAATGATGAACACTTTGCCACAGTATTTAAGGAATTACAGGAAGTGCAGCTAAATAGAATCATCAACTCTAAGGAGCATGATATTCAAGAACGTGAGGCAGCATATACTAAACTAAGTGCGATCCAAAATGTCTTAGCACATATTGAATCAATGGCAGATCAGCGTAAGATTAACGAAAAGCGCTGGAAGATTTTCTAACTGAACAACCAGTTTTTTAGCTAACACCGTGAGGTGCAGCTCTAATGTAAGTTGATTTTACATTGGAATAGATAAAGGAAATTATCAAAATGGAAAACACCAACCCTAACGGGAGTGAAAACCAGTCGCAAGGTACAACCGTACAAGATGCAGCAAATTCTTTCTTAGGTTTCATGGATGCAGCAGAAGCACCCGAAGGGCAAGTAGAAGCTCAACCAGAACAGCCAGAAGAAGAATTAGTTAGTGAAGATGAGCAACAAGATTGGCAAGATGAAGGTGAGCAAGAAGAGCCTGAGTTTGAGTCAGAAGAACCAGAAGAAGAAGTTGAACAAACCTATTCTGTCAAGGTAGCTGGTGAAGACAAAGAGCTAACTTTAAGCGAACTTAAATCACTTGCACAACAAGGTGCTGATTACACTAAGAAAACGCAACAAGTGGCCGAACAGCGAAAGGCTCTAGAAGCTGAAGCAAAGGCCATCGAAGAAGCTAAGTATTTACGAGATGCTTATGCTCAACGATTGCAAGCAATGGAGCAATTGCTGAACTCTCCAGAGCAAAATGAGGACTTGGAATATCTCAAGGAATCAGATCCTATTGGTTACGCAGTACGAGTAGCAGAAAAACAACAACAGCGAGAGCAACTCCAAGCAGTACAGTTAGAACGTCAACGCATTGCTGAACAGCAACAAGCGGAATACGCTCAACAGATGCAAGGATACTTAGCTCAACAAGCTGAACAGTTGGCTAAAGTGCTACCTGAATATACTGATCCAGTTAAGGGTGAGGCGTTACGATCAGAATTGCGAAGCTTCGCAAAAACTAATCTAGGCTTCTCTGATGAAGAGCTATCAATGGTTCGTGACTCTCGTCAAGTTGTGGCGTTGCACAAGGCAATGTTATACGACAAATTACAACAAGCTAAACCTAATGTAAACAAAAGGGTTAGCGAAGCGCCTAAGACATTGAAGAGTGGTAACAGCGTAAAACCTGCGACATCTGAACAAGTCAAGCGCCAATCAATTCAACTTAAACAGACTGGCCGTGTCCGTGATGCAGCTAAACTGTTTGAAAACTTTATTTAAGGAATTAACATGGCTACATATCAAACCTATACCGCTATCGGTCAACGTGAAGATTTATCTAACGTAATTTATAACATCTCTCCAACAGACACACCATTCATGAACTCAGTAGGCAAAACTGGCGCTACTGCTGTTCTTCACGAATGGCAAACTGACAGCTTATCTGCTGTAAACACATCAAACGCTGTAATCGAGGGTGCAGATGCTGGTTCATCTACTCTTGCTCCTACAGTTCGTGTTGGTAACCGTACACAAATCTCTAACAAAGTTGTTAAGATCTCTGGTACTTTGGAAACTGTAAACAAAGCTGGCCGTCGTTCAGAAAAAGCTTACCAATTGGCTAAAGCTTCTGCTGAATTGAAACGTGACATGGAATCAATCTTGTTGAGCAACCAAGTTGCTGCTGCAGGTGACGGTTCTACTACTGCTCGTACATTAGGTGGCTTGCAAACATGGTTAAACAGCAACTACTCTGGTGGTTCTGGTGGTACTGCTGGTAACTTAGGTACAACAGCTCGTGTAACTGGTACAGATCGTGCGTTCACATCAACAATCTTGAACACAGTAATCCAATCAGCATACACAAACGGTGGCTCACCTACAATGTTGTTGGTAACTCCAGCACAAAAAGTAGTTGCATCAACATTCACAGGTATCGCTACTCGTTACCGTGACGTTCCTGCTAACCAACAAGCTCAAATCGTTAATGCTGCTGACGTTTATGTATCTGATTTCGGTATCATCCAAATCGTTCCTAACCGTTTCATCCCTAACTCTGACAACGATGATGTTGCATTCTTGTTAGATCCAGAGATGGCTGCAGTTGCATACCTACGCCCATTCCAAACTTTAGAATTGGCTAAAACAGGTGACAGCGAAAATACTGAACTTTTAGTAGAGTACACACTAGAAGTTAAGAACCAAGCTGCTCACGGTATCATTGCTGACTTGACCTAGTATTAAGGATAGGGGGATCTTCGGATCTCCCTTCTCTACATATGGATAAAACAATAAACAACGGAATTTCAACTACATCATTCATTGACGATGGTGATAAGTTAATTATTGAACGAAAACAAGATATTAGCGCAATCCTTGAACATAACAAGGCATTGTACGCACAGTCTTTAGATCGCAAAGGTTGGGATGGCAATAACGCATTCGCACCACAGAACAAAGTAGCATCAATTCCACTAGAAGTATTTACAGACTTAGAAAAACAAGGCATTACTCGTGGACTTCAAGTGCTAGATATGGATCGCTTTAAGGCGTTCCTAAACAATCCTGACAATCAGGTATTCAGAACTAGGATGGGTAAAGTATAATGAGCATAACAAATTATTCAGACCTGCAGAGTACAATTGCTAGTTACTTAGCTCGTACTGATTTAACTGCTCAAATTCCAGACTTCATTCAGTTAGCAGAAACTCGTTTACGCAGAGAGTTGCGTTTACGTCAGATGCTAAAGGTAGTAACAACAACGACTACAGCAGACGATGGCACAGTAGAGTTGCCGTCAGACTTCTTGCAGATGCGTGACTTGCATATCAACACAAACCCTATACAGGTAGTTGAATACATCTCACCAAGTAACTTTTATCGAAACACATGGTCTACATCTGTAGGACTTCCACGCCAATATACAATCTTGGCACAAGAATTTCAGTTCGCACCAGCTCCAGACACAAGCTATACGTTGCAGATGATGTACTATGCAGCGCCACCGTACCTAAGCAGTTCTAATCCATCAAACGTATTCTTGGCTAACTGCCCAGACTTATTACTTTATGGCGCTCTAGGTGAGGCAGCTCCTTACCTTATGGATGATAACCGCCTACAAACATGGGCAAGTATGTATGATAGAGGTTTAGCTGCATTAACGGTATCAGACGATCAAGGAGAATACTCAGGATCGCCAATTGCAATTACAACATCTTTACGTTAAGGAATAATCATGGCAGAAATTTCAAACTATTTAGAGAATGCTCTAATTAATGGTACAATTCGTGGTACTACATACACAGCACCAAGCACAGTTTATGTTGGTCTATACACAAGTGATCCTACAGATGCTAATACAGGTACAGAAGTATCTGGTGGCTCTTATGTACGTCAATCAGTAACCTTTGCAGCACCTTCAGACGGTCTATCAGCTTCTAACGCTGACGTAACATTCCCACAAGCAACTGCTAACTGGGGTACAGTAGGCTGGATTGGTATCTTGGATGCTGTAAGTGGTGGTAACCTTCTTTATCATACAGTTTTAGATGCTGCAAAGACTATCGAAACTGGTGACATCTTTAAGATT